GGAGCTGATCATGGGCTATGGATACACGCCTGCCAAGGCCACGATCATCACGAACACAGCCGCGCACACCGGCAAGTTCTTCAAGATCATGGCGCTTGAGGATTCTGTGATCGCGTCAATGACAGCCACCAACATCACAGAGAACGGCTCAGCCACTAAGGAGGCGATTGAGTTTGATACAGCCGCCTGTATTGAAGGGCTGATCATCACCAGCATCACGCTGACCAGCGGCACGATCATTGCTTACGAGGCCTAATGGCACTTGGTGACATCCTGGCGGCAAAGCTGGCCCCGATTATCGGGGGAACGGTTCTTGGCGGTGATGTCACGATCCGCTTTGTAAGTGGCGGCACCTATAACGCCACAACTGGATCTGTTACGGAGACGGAATCCGACACGGCCATTAAAGGCGTTGTGAGTGAAGTGGCCTTGCGAGAGGCCAATGAGCTGATTCAAGCGGGCGACAAAAAGCTGCTTATTTCTGCTGAAGATGTAACCAACGCACCGGAGACCAAGGACCGGGTGGTGATCAGCAGCATCGTCTACCAGATCATTCAGGTCGATAAGGAGGAGCTGAACGGTGTAGACATTGCCTACACCCTTTACCTGAGGGCCTGATCATGTCCAGGTTGAATGAGCTTGGTTTTGATGATGTCGAGGACTACCTGACGCAATTGGGCAACAATTTTGCTCAAAGCACGGTTTTAGAAGCAGATGCAAGGATCAAAGAGGCCACCCCAAGTACGACTGGCAGGCTCCGGGTTGGTTGGCAGATTGGAGAAAATGCAATCAGTTCATCTGCGCCAGATGCTGGCGAGTATCCAGAGGCGCAAGGTCAAGGCATCCCTGAAATAAAGGGTATTAACTACCAGCCAGGGACTGAGACGATCGGCAACGTCTACAACATCCACAACGCTGTCGAATATGCCGAGCCGGTCTGTATGGGCACTGGCCTACCCCCCTCCTGGGCCGGCTCGTTTAAGACGCGACAGGGCACCATTCCAGGCTTCCCTGAGCTGATTACTAAGGAGCTGGAGGCTGATACGCAGCGGCGTTTCAATAAAGCTGTTCAAGATGCACGGAAAGGAGGAATCATTTAATGGCAGCAGCAGACATCAACTCGGTGCGAGCCACCATTGAAGGTCGATTGGCTACGGAATTGGCCGACAGTCCTGCAATTCCGGTGGTGTTTCACAACATGGCTTTTGAGCCCACCCCTAATAGCTCATTTGTCCAGTGCCTGACGACCTTTGGGGCTAATCAGTATCTAAGCCAAGGCCTGACCACGAACTCCCGAAATCGCATCGTTGGCCTTGTTGTCTTCAATATCTTCAGCGGCAAAGGGGTTGGCCCTGGGGCGAACTTGGTGATTGGTAAAAGAATTCGAGACCTTTACAATAGGGTCATCGTGTCGGGGGTCTTCTTCGACGCTCCTAGTGGCCCTGAGGTGCTGGTCTCGCCAGAGCCTGAAGGCTATTTTCAAACTCAGGTCCGTGTGACCTTTGAATTCATCGAGGAACTCTGACCATGGCCACCCTTCGCGGAGAACAAGGCGCAGTCCAGTTTGAAACTGGTTCTGGCAGTCTCGCAACTGTCGTCGGCACTCGTAGCTGGTCGATGACAATCACCAAGGAAACCTACGAGACCACCGATCACGGTGACACTTTCCGAAACTTCATCGGTGGCTTGATTTCTGGCACAGGCACTGTTGAGCTGGTCTACGACCCAGACGCAACTGGTCAAGCTGGCTTGATTGAAGACATCGTCAAAGCGAACGACGCTACTGATGCCAGTTTTGAGCTGTTCACGACTGGAACTTCAGCTGGCACTGACAGCCTTGCTTTTGGTGGAATCATCACCGACATGGAGATTACTTCTACTGTCGGTGAGCTTGTGATTGTTACCTGCAGCTTTGTTAGCAGCGGCGCTATCACTTCTAACCTTCAGTAATAAGGCTATAGTTTGAACATCTGTTCAATCTTTTGAATGCCTGCCAACAAGCGCACTGTGGATATGCTGGTTGAGGCGTTTGACCTTAACCAGCGCCGCAAGTTCGAGCTGAAGAATGCAGCGGGTGAAAAAATTGTCGATCTGTTCTTCAAGCCAATCACAAGGGCCAACCGTAAGAAAGCTCAACAGCTTGCAGGCAGCGAAGAGGCTCTAGACATTTCCACGCAAATGCTTTGCGAGATGGCAGAGCTAGAGGACGGTTCTCCGGCGTTCGCCTCTGCAGACGCAGCCAAGCTTCAACGCAAACTACCTGAGTCTGTATTGAATGAGTTAGAGCTGTTCTTGTTCAGCTTGAACCAAGAGTCCACTCTTGAAGAAGCAAAAAACTAATTAAGCAGGACAGCTGGCTCAACTTTGAGTTTTTCTTGGCCTGCGAACTAGGAATGACCGTAAGCAGGCTTCGCACGGAATTGACCGATGCGGAGCTTGTTCATTTTGCTGCGTTCTATGAGTTGAAAGCTGAACGCGAACAGAAGGCAATGGATCGCGCCAAACGGCAACGGCGGTAAGCTGTAATCAGCTGATCGGTAGGTGTGGCTGCTGTCTTAACCGCCAGATTTGACTTCACGCAGCCCCAAGCTGCGGCGAAAAAAACTGCCAAAGAGGTCAAGGCGCTTGAACAGGCAGCTAAAGGCACTCAAGGCGCATTAGATAACACTGCCAGGTCTGCAAAGGGTGCAGGTGGTGCAGCTGCTTTGTTCGGCAAGGCGGCCAAAGGTGCTGCTCCTGGGGTCAATGCACTTGGTGCGGCTCTTAAAAGTGCTTTAGGTCCGATTGCTGTTTTAACAACGGCAGCGGGTGCACTTACGTCTGCGTTTTCCACATTGGCGCAGCAGGATTTTGCTGAAGCCAAAGTTCGATCGCTTGGAGTTGATAGCGACGAACTGACTAAACGTTTATCCGGCGTGAGCCGTGAGCTGGCAGGTCAGGCCAGCGTTGTTGAGCTTACGGGCGCTGCGTATGACGTAGCTTCCGCCGGCTTCACCAATGCAGCTGATGCGGCCAACATTTTGAAAGCGGCTAGTCAGGGTGCGACTGGCGGCTTCAGCGACATCAACACTGTTGGAGACGCCACAACGTCTGTGCTCAACGCTTACGGCTTAGAAGCGGACAAAGCGGCCAAGCTGGTTGATGGGTTCATCCAGACGCAGAACGACGGCAAAATTGTCATCGGTGAGTATGCGGCAAACATTGCCAAGGTGGCCCCAGTGGCGGCTGCTTTGGGCGTGCCACTGGAAGAGGTCAATGCTGCAGTGGCTCAGATCACCGCTGGCGGTCAAGGCGCTGAGGTCACCTTCACGGCACTTAAGACAGCCTTTGCCCAGGTAGCAGCGGGCAAGGTTGGTGATGAGTTTAAGGATCTAGGGATAACCATCAACAGCTCCACGCTGGCGTCTGAAGGTTTGGCGGGAACACTGCAAAAAATCAAAGACTCCGGTGCAGATGCTGGCACTGTCATTAAGGCGTTTGGCACAGAAGCTGGCCCGTCAATTTTGGCTTTGCTGAACGACACAGAGAAGTTCAACAAGCTGCTGGAGAATCAAAAAAACGCACAAGGTGCGGCAGCGAAAGCAGCGTTTGAGGCCAGTGACACAATCAACGGGGCCCTTAAGCGACTGCAGACAGCGTTTACCAATATCTTTGCTGATGGTGAAGAGCTAGGCGCATTACTCAAGGGCACCTTTCAAGTCGCTGCTGTCACGGTTGAGGTTTTCGGTGCTGCACTCAAACTTGTCTTGGCTCCTGTTCGTGGAATTGTCAGCGGCATCACCAGTTTCATTGACAAAATTTCGCCTTTAGCTGAAGGCGTCAATGTTGCCTTTGAACTAGAGCAAGGTTTTCAGGCTGTGATGGGTGCTGTTGATCTTGGCACCAAGGCCCTCACAGGCTTTTTCATGGTGGTAACCGAGGGCGCTGTAACCGCGATTGGCAATGTGCTGAATATGGCTAGTTCCATTAGGGATGGCGTAGTCAGCGTGTTTTCAGGACTTGGAGAAACGATCCGAAGCACCCTCGCGAATTTGTATGAAGCTTTACCAGCCCCAATCAAATTCATCATTGATCAAGCCGCAAAAGGCTTTAAGGCTGTTCAAAGTTTCCTAGGTGATGCTGTTTCAGGTGTTGCACAAAAAGTGTCTGGTGCTTTTGGTCAACTTGCTGAAATCGGTGGTGCTGTGCAGCAGCAACCCGGCGCACAATCACAAGGCGCGGCAAATGCAATCCAGCAAACGAACCAAAAACTGGGTGGGGACAAGCCCTCGTCAGCAAAGAAATCTGGGAAAACAGATCTTGAGAAACAGCAAGAGGCTGCCGAAAAACTTACTGCTAGCCTGGAAAAACAAACGACGTTAGCCAAAGCTCTTACGAGTGAAGAGCGGGCAGTGCTACAGCTCAAAATTGATCAAGCAAATATAGACAAAGACTTCTCTTTGCTTTCGCAAGAGGAGCGAGATGCTTTGAAAGACAAGCTTGAAACACTGCATGCGCAAAAAAAGATAACGCAAGACATTAAAGACATACAAGACGAAGCGGCTAAAAAGAAAAAAGAAGCAGACGATGCAGAGGCCGCACGAGTCAAAGAACTGAATCAGTTTTATCAGGGCGTTGCCAACACGATTCAGTCAGGAATTGTCGATGGCATCATGGGCGCTATCGACGGTACGAAGTCACTTAAGGAATCGCTTTCGGGCATTCTTAAGTCTGTTGGCCGGATGTTCCTCAACCAAGCGATCGGCGGCATCATGCCGAAGTTTGGAGCGGAAGGTGGTTACGCCTCAGGTGCCACCAATGCTGTCATCGGAGAGGCTGGGCCTGAATACGTCATCCCTGAAAGCAAAATGCGCGAGAGCATGGCGCGTTATGCACGCGGCGCTCGCGGTAGTGCTGTTATCCCTGAGAACGGCGAAGGCGGAACGAACAGTGAAGGCGGTGGCGTTAGCGCCAGCACCCTTGACGTTCGCTTCAACGTGGAGCGCATCAACAGCGTGGATTACGTCACCGCATCTGAGTTTCAGGCTGGAATGCAGCAAGCTGCTGCACAAGGCGCACAACGTGGCCAGCAGGCTGCATTGAGGCGCTTGCAGCAATCTCCATCAACGCGTAGGAGGGTCGGGATTTGACAACGATCGCAGTTGGCAACTACCTCAAGCTAAATAACGCGAACCAAACGCTGGTTTACCGTTTTCAGAATTTCCATATCGGTCAGAACGCAAGTTTTGAAGGCGAGACCTACACGTTTGCGCCGTTTGGTTTCTCTGGTGTGAGCGTAAATCGCACGGGGGATAACACTGAAGCTACTCTGTTGTTTCCTAATAATCAGCTAACTCGCTCATGGGCAGTAGATGCGATTGACGAAGGTTGGATTGCAACTGTTTTTGTGATGAGCTTGGACCCGGACGACCGCACCACAGGAACCAAGATGCACCAGTATGTCGGGCAAGTGTCAGCGGGCAACTGGGACGAAAGCTCGTTGTCGTTAGATCTTGGAACGATTTTGGATAGCGTCGGGTCAGATGTCCCTGTTCGGCGTTTGACCCAATCTCTTATCGGCAATATTCCGGTTTCCAGTGGCGTGCGACTGCGTTGATTTAATTGGCTTGCCATATCGCCTGGGCTCTGACGGCTCTGATGGGCACATTGACTGCATCCATTTGGTGTATGAGGTCCAGCGACGTTGTGGAATCACGATGCCACCGTTTGATCCTGACTGGTACACAGCATCTCCAGCAAAAATCTGCAGAGACCTCCTGCGTTGGGGGGATCGAGTTGCAGAGCCTCAGTATGATGGCGACATGCTTCTGCTAGAGGGGAGATCGTGGGTTTTCGCGGTGGCATGGGACAAGGGGATTCTCTACATCAACAATCCTCTGGCATTCGTAAGTTGGGCACCGGCGTCCGTATTTACGAACTACCACTGCTTCCGTATGAAAGGCAGTTAATCGAAACGCTTGGTTGCACTGAGCAAGAATATCGACGGTTTGCATATCTTGCGGCAAAACGCGGTGCGTTACGTCCGGCTGAATATGCCCATATTCCTCACATTGTTAATGAGCCAACTACCACTGCGTTTTTAACGCAGCTTGCAATCGGTTTAGTGCTGACTGCAGGTGCGGCTTTGCTTGCTCCTAAGCCAAAGCAACCTACTGAAATTGAAAAAGTAAAGACCGCCAGTCGGATTGGTCAGACTGAATTCAGCCCGACGTTTGGCTTTGACACGCAAGCCACGTTGGCTGATTATTCCAGCCCAATTCCTATCATCTTTGGTCGTTATATTAACGGCACTGGTGGAATTGTTGCATCTCCAAAGCTTGTGTGGTCGCGGGCGTTTTCGCTTGGCTTTCAACAAATGGTTAAGCAACTGTTTGTCGTGGGTGAGCAGGGAAAAATTGGCTCAACTACTGGTATTACGCTGCCCGATTTGAATGGCATTTTTCTTGGCAATGCAGCATTAGACGCAATCTACGAGCACGAATTTGCGTTTTATTGGAAGAAAAATAGTGTTGGATTTACCAGAGTAAAGGCCACTAACCTTGCGTATGGAACGCGAGGTACAAGTTCTTCAGGGGACACCGAAAACAATAACGACATTTTTCAGTGTCCCACAAGAGCCGCTGATATTGATGAAGGTTTTTGCTCTACGCATTCGCCAAATGCACAAACGCAGTTTGGTGTTTATTCAGCTATTGCAAATGGAACAAACTATCGCGTTAATTGGAGAATAGTTTCTATACCTGAACTTGATAACGCTGAGGACGATCCAAGAGAAGGCTTGATTACAGAGCGCATAAAAATTGCAGGTGACTATGGCTTAAAAGACGTTGATGTCATTCGGTCTCAGGGACAACGTGGTGTTGGCCGAAACTACGGTCGCAATATGGGCGTGGTTTCCCTTAATGGCGTTGGCGTTAGTGATTCGGTATCAAGCCCTAGTCCAACTCAAGTAAGAGAAGTAAGCGTTGGAGACACAATTGTGTTTTCTATTGTTCCTGAAATTTTGCC